GTATTCATAAATGTTTTCTTTAATCTCATTATCATTACGTGGGTTATCAGAAAATGTAGCAGCACCAGTTAGTCTTAAAGCACTTAATGCTCTACTATTTACTCCATTACCTTTGGTAAAAGTAAACTCTTCAAGTTCTTTGTAATTGTTAAATGGTCTTGCATCAATATATTTTTGTGCAATATTATTTGAAATAAATTTAATTCCAGTAAGACCGAAACGAATTCCTTTTCCTTCAATCTTAAAGTCTAAATCAGAATCATTAATGTGTGGAAGTTTAATTGGAATACCCATACGTTTTGCTTCAATAAGATATTCTGTACGACCATCTTTATCCTTCTCATTTTTAAGAAGGGCAAACATAAACTCTAGCGGATAGTAGTATTTGAGCCACGCTGTCCAATACGAGAGAGTACTGTAAGCAACGGCGTGTGATTTGTTAAACGAGTAGCCTGCATGTGCTTCAAAATCATGCCACAGATCCAAAGCGGAATTAGGACTAATATACCTAGAGGCACCAGTAACAAACCTATCACGGAATTCATCAAATTCTTTCGCATCTTTTTTCTTTCCAATAATCTTACGAACCTTGTCTGCTTCAGACATTGACATACCACCAAGGTATACGCATGCTTGCATAACTTGTTCCTGATATAGGATACACCCATATGTGTCTCCAGTAAATTCTTTCATAATTTGGTGAATATAAGATACATTTTGTTTTCCATGTTTACGAGCAATATAGTCTTTACCAATAGTATTCATTGCACCTGGACGAACAAGAGCATTAGAAGCAGCAAGTTCATTTAAATTCTTTACCCCCATTTTAACAAGAAGGTTTGTATACGGTGTTGCTTCGCATTGAAAGACACCCTTTGTGTATCCGTCAGAAATCATCTCATACACTTTTGGGTCTGCCATATCAAGTGATAATAAATCAATATCTTTATAGTGATTTTCTTTAATCATCTTTACTGCATCTTGAATAACACTTAATGTTTTAAGTCCTAAAGCATCAATTTTAATAAGTCCAATTTTTTCTGCTTCACTCATATCAATTCCAACAACAGGAATTCTTTCATCCGATCCTGGAGATGAGCGAGTTTCTAATGGGGCATATCTAAATATTGGATCTTTACTTGTTACAACTCCTGCTGCGTGAATTCCAGTACCACGAATTCTTCCACGAAGTTGATCTCCATAAATAACAACTTCTGGATATTTTTCTCTAAACCAAACTGTATTTTTAGATGTACAGAAATCATCCCAAGTATCAACAAGTTTTAAAACTTTATTAACGTCTGTAAGCGGAATGTCAAGAACTCGTGCAACATCTCGCACAACACCTTTATCTTTAAATTCAAGAAATGTGGCAATAGATGCTACGTGTCTATATTGTCTTACAAGATAATCTTTTACATCATCACGTCTTGTGTCTTGAATATCTGTATCAATATCAGGAAAGTCATTACGATCTGGATTAATAAAACGAAAGAACAAAAGTCCGTGCTCAAGTGGATCAATCTCAGTGATTCCTAATAGATAACAAAGAAGAGAGCCAGCAGAAGAACCTCTTCCTGGACCAACCATAATATCTTCTTTCTTAGCCCAGTTAATCATATTACTTACAACAAGAAAGTATGGTGCAAACTTTTTATCACGAATAATTTCAAGTTCTTCCATTAAGCGAACTTCATACTCATCATTTCCTAGCCAGTTAGATGTTAACTTTTTTTCTTCTAGTCCAGCAAAGGCAAGGTTTGCCAACTCTTGATCTGGATTTTTATATTGAACTGGAAGAAGGTTTAATCCATTTTTAATATCATAGTCTTGTACTGTATCTGCTAACTTTAATGTATTCTCGTAAATGTCTGGTCTATCAATTCCTTGTGCTTCCATTGCTGATTTAATTTCTTCATATGAAAGCAAGTGGATATCAAACTTATTAAAAGTAATTTGACGATCTTCTCCATAAAGATAGTCAAGGCGAGCCATCATGTTTTCTTTCTTTTTAGACTTTTCATACGACGCTTCTTTATTTACTTTTGCGTGAGTATTCATAAGCAACTTAAACTCTTGAATTTCTCTTTGAGAAGTATCTGAGTGGTGACAGTCTGGAGTAACAACAACATCAATTTTAAATTCATCTGCTAACTCAATAAGCATCTTATTAATTTCTGGTGTATTGTGTGGCATAACTTCAATATAGTAGTCGCTACCAAATGTATCTTTAAACCACTTTATGTGTTTCTTAGCAATAGCAAATTCATTTTCTTCAAGTGCTTTTACAATAACACTACTTGGACATGCGGAAGTTACAATAATTCCTTCACTATACTTTTTAAGAATTTCAAAGTCAAACCTTGGCTTCTTAAAAAATCCTTCTGTCCATGCTATTTCACTAATTTTATTTAAATTTTCTAAACCTACTTGGTTCTTGGCTAGAAGGACTATATGGTTATAGACAAGATCTTGTTGACCTTCTCTTTCAGACTTATCTCTACGATCAGAGATGTCTGCACACATATAGCCTTCTAGACCAAGTATTGGCTTAATACCCTTTTCTTTTGCAGCACGATACATTTCTCTGTGACCAGATAATGAACCATGATCTGTAATTGCAAGAGCAGTCATACCCAACTTGCTAGCACGGTCAACGTACTCTTGTGGAGTCGCTACGCCGTCAAATAGGGAGTAGTGAGTATGAACATGTAAGCCTGCGTAACTCATTTTACCAATCTGTGTTGGTTGATGAAGTTACAGATGGAGTGTCAAACCCCAAATAGAATGCTTCCTGCTCAGCATAAGGAATTTTCTTTAGTGCCAATTCAAGAGGGTATGCTTTATGTGCTGCCCAATCAAATGGTTCCTTATCTGGTGCAGATGGAATTAATGTGTAACTTGTTTCAGTACCCTGACCATTACGCTTTAACTTCCATGAAATATTTGAGATGCTTCCTGTTTCAAGAGCATACTCACGAATAGTATTAAATGCAGATTGCTTGCTTACACCCATTGACCAAATAGCCACATATGGTGCTTCAATTCCATCATCTACAAGTACGTTGCAATAAAAACGAAGACGTGCTCTCCAGCCAGCCTTTGGATCTTTGCGATGCATTTCTTCAGCCCAGTCACGGCCCTCAGATTCCATAGTGTCTACAGCCTTGCGCTTATAGTCTTTTGGATTTGTGTGTTCTTTAACAACTAGTGCCAATCCACGTTCTGGATTGTAGTTTGCAGAGTCTTCATCAAGTTCTTCAATGAATCTGATCTTTGCAGATTGTCCATCGGCAAGTTTTAACCATCTTACCTTTGGAGAGTTTTCATCATATTTTGGCTTATCAACTAGGGCATTAATGTTCTTGAGTCCCTTTACAATAGTCATATTGTTTTTTCCTTTTCTGTTTTATCTATCTTAACATGCCAATGATAGAATTGTCAAACTGGAACTCCAGTTTTTTAATTGCATCATCATCCATGTCGCCTATATCTTTATATTTTTTATCTATATAAACAGATGTAACAACAGGTCCAAGTTTTTCAATTAACTTATCTCTCATTATTACGCCTGCATCATCGTTATCTGCAATCAGTACAACGTTATTAAAATATTTTTCTAATAACTTTATCTGTGCTGCAGAAACATTTGCCCCTAGCGTAGCAACCGCAGGGAATCCAACTTGATCTAATCTAATTGCATCAAAAGATGATTCAACAACATAGACAGTGCTTGATGCCTTAATTCTATGAAGATTAAATAATACCTTACCTTTTGGCAATCCAGGTGTGTTTTTAAATTCTTTTCCTTCAACAGTTCTAGCAACAAACCCTATGCACATTCCATCTGGTGAATGTACTGGTATTGTAACTGAATCTTGTTTTTCTGAATAGCCAAGATTAAACTTATTGATAGATTCTTTAGTTATATTTCTTCCTTCAAAATATCTAAGTGCCCTTGGTGATTCTAAAGCCTGATTAGTTAATCGTTTGATTAATAGTTCATCATACTGAACAAACTCTGGTTTTTGAATTAAGGCTTTATTAACTGAGTCTTCAATGCTAGTTTCTTGTTCTTTACTTTTAATATATCTAATTGACTCAAAGTATGTTCTATTAGATGTATGCATAATAAACTCAATAAGACTTCTAGTTGTTTGACATCCAAAACAAAAAAATGTTCCATGATCTTTTGATACTTCACCAGCAGGTGTTCTATTGTTATTATGGTATGGACAAAAAACAATGTAGTCTGTTCCATACTCTGCTTCAATATCAATTCCAGCGCCAGTTAGAACACGACGGACCTGTTCTGCCGTATACATATCCTTAACCATTTTTATCCTCGTAATCCTTATAGCGATAGTAGCCTCTATCAAAATCTACTTGAACTAAAAAGTCACCCATAAAACCATTTCTATTTTTTCTAAATACGCATTCAATAATATCACTATTGGTAGCACGACCAAGAGCCATAACCCAGTCAGCATCGTATGCAATTTGTCTTGACCAAGCAGTCTGTCCAAGAGTTGGGGGACTAGACAAATCTTTAACATCATCTGGTGTAGCAGAAGAAATAGCCATAATTGGAACTTCTTCACTAATAGACATAAGTTTAAGTTCTCTTGAAAGGTTCTTCATTCGTACCGTTTCGTTATCTGATTTTTGGTTTGGCGACATAAGTTGTAGATAGTCAACAACAACAAAGTCTGGCTTATACTGATCAATTTTTCCACGTATAACGGAAGGGGTTACTTCTCCACCACTGTCATTGGAAATAATATGAAACTCTGGTTTACCCTGCAACTTATCGGCATGCCATTTTTTAAGCATATCAATTTCTACTTGTCCATTACTGAGTTTGCGATGAGACCAAAGACCTTCACCCATAATTGCAAATACACGATTACGAACTTCTGTTTCAGACATTTCAAGACTTATAACAAGTGGGCTACGACCCTGTTTCCAGGCCTGTACAGCGAAATAGAGAGCCAACCACGACTTTCCAATACCTGGATATGCAAGGAAGACTCCCAACTGTCCAGGCATGATTCCAGAAGGTAGGTAGTTGTCAAAACCTGGAAGGCCAGTTTTAATTCCAACTTGACCAAGGTCTTGCATTTTTTTTACATTCTCAAAGTAGGCAACTGCTGAATCAAGATCTGTTACTTCAATATCTCTAATAGCAGCAGTGTTCTTTTTAAGTTCTGATGTCTTTGTGATTAAATGTTCAAGGGCATTATTTCCATTGCCACTTTGTACTTCACCTGCTGCATTGCGTAGAATATCTTTAAGGCTATCATTTAAATATTCTGTTTGTAATTCTTCAAGATGATGTTTTGTAGCACCAACTCCATCAACTGGTTCAAAATCTCTAAACTTTTCTACAACAAGAGATGTTGGTGGAACTGATTGATTGTTCTCAGAATACTGACGAATAAAATTCCACACATCGTTATGTGTTCTTAATAAATTATCAACATTGGCTTGCAATAATACGTGCACTTGCTTATCATTTAAAACTGCTGTGATTAACTTTGCCTCTGTATTATTCATTGATCCACTTTCTTGCTAGTTCTCTGCGCTCTGTTCTTTCCTTAATATCTTGCTCTACTTCTAGTTTACCATTAAGAATTTTTTCTGCATTATAAGCAAAATAATTCCAAGTAGGATTTTCTGCTATCTTAAAGTAATAATCTAATAAATCATAGCATTCAGAAATACCATATGACTCAACAAGAGCATCTGCTGCCCATTGTTCAACATTGAGATTCATATTAGACTTGGCTTCGTATCTTTGTAGATGAAATTTATTATATCTACTTAGCAAAGCCATACGGTCTTTGCGTTCAGCCATATTAGTCCTCTATGAGAGATTCTTTTGCGTCTTTGACTTTTTGAATTACTTGATTTTCAACAAACGTGTAAACACGATCCATTGCATCATTTGTAGTCTCACCTTGACGAACATGGTCTACAACTCCAAGATCAACCCTTAAAGACTGAAAGTTACCAAGGTTTAATGTGTATCCAAGTGTTGCTGATACCTTTGTGCTGTTATTTTCTTCCATACCCCACCATTTCTGTTATTAAATATTTTCTGCCCAAACAGGAATGAACCTGCCATCTTCTGTCTTCGTATATGTAAGTATACCGTCTCCCATTCGCCTTGTCAATTCTTGGCTTGTAGGAGTCATATTATTTGTTATTAGTCCATCTTTTCTTGGTTGTCCTATATGTATAGTAGCCAGTATAGCACGTATCTCTCGTACCATGCTTTCTGAATAATAAGATCTTATTCTAAATCCACGTTCACCATCTATTTTTGCACCCACTGGTGGTGGAATCATGCCAGTCTTAATTAACTTAGGCATATATTTTCTATGACGATTAATTAACTTAGCAGTCTCAGCAACAGTATAGGCTCGTTCTCTATTTTTTCTAAAGTCTGCACGAAGGCATGTTTCAAGTCTATCTTTAGTTATATTATAAACAGAAACTAAACCAGTAGATCTTGAACTGTGATGAAGACGAACTAAGTCACCATTAAGAAACCATATTTTTTTATTACCCTTTATTATAGTTTCGTTATTGTATGTTTCGCTCTGGATAATTCCTTTGCTAGTAACCATCGTCCTTCTTCACTTTCTGTTGGAGGGTGAAAAAAATTTCTTGATCCACATGTTATGCAATATGTTTCTATATGTTGAACACCGCTATACTGCCTATCAATAAACAAACGCCCACTACATTTTTTACAATTAATCATATTACTAATTTGGTATGCCAATAATGATTAGGTGAACTGCTAAAGAAAGATCTCCAGATGCACCAAATCTAACAACGCCTTCAATTCTAGATGTTGTTATTGTTTTAAGAATAACGCTAACATTTTGTCCTGCTGGTGTATTTCCAATATTTACTGGTGTTGCAGAAACAATTGGTGAATATTTAAAATCACTTGGAAAGTCATATGAAAATGTTTTTTCAGATGCTGCGGTAACAGTAGAGTTATTTGCTACTTCTACATAGCCACCAACGACTCTTGCCTCAGATGTTTTAATGTTTTGTTTGCCAGCAGAGACAGTATCAATAGTTGTATAGTTATATGTAGCAGATGATACCTGTGTAGATAAATCATTTACTGCGTCTGCCAACTGATAGATGTATGTAACATCTAGTGGCTGCCCTCTTTCTGGTAGTGGTACCTTTGCCATATTATTCTCCTTTTATATGCTTTTCTCTTTTTGAAAGAGTGAAAGTCTTGTATCGTAAACTTTGTTATTTGTTGGTATTTGAACTGCAACTCTAATGCCTGTTGGACTACTAGCAAGTTGAAGCACTGAAATACTGTTTGATGTGGTTGTTGTGTAATATGAATAACTTCCCCAAGTTCCGCCGACTTGCCAGGCTACCCAAACATCAAAAGTATCAACCTCAGAAAATATTGCTTCATATTTTGCAACATCTGGATCTACGTCATATTCTGCTGGTGTTGGAAATGTCCAAATAGATGTTATTAATTTTGGAGCAGTTCCCAAATCTTTTATAATAATTCTGGCGTCACTTGTATATGGCATCTCTGCAACGCTTGTTGGTGGAACAACGAGTCTTGTAATTGGAGAGTATTGAGATGTACGGTTTTTGTCGTCAGATATAACTCTATACCTAACATCATAAAATAATTCAGTGTCGTTAAAACTTACATTTGGCAAGTCTTTATTTTTAATAACAGCCTTTTTAATTCCAGCATCAACCATTATGAAGTCGCTCCGCCAGTAACGTCTATACTAAATCTAAACTCAATATAGTTGCTTGTGTTGGGTGGCTTAACAACTGTTGAGCCATCTGTTGTTTGTATAACTGAGTATCCTGTTAATCCATAAAGTGGATTCAAGGTTCCAATGTTTTCTAATCTTATTGCATCTAGGGCAATATAGTAGTCGTCTACTGGAGATCCTGCATCAATAACGCATGCATATATTTTTACAACTGTAACAGCGTCCCATGTAAAGTTTGCCGATGTATATAATTCTTGTAATTGCTTTGTTACAATATAATGTCTATTTGTTGCAAAATCAATTCCGCCAACACCATCAACTAAGTTAACTTCAAACCTAGCATACTCTCCAGATCCAGCATCTGTTGACGCAAAATCAACAAGAATTCTAACTGAATCAGGTTCTGCACTTGAGTCGCCATCTAAACTTACTAAAGAAAATGCTAACCTTAATTCATCTATTGGTGAGTTTCTTGAAAAATCAACATTGGGACTTGTAAGGTGAAGATGATTTGATCCAGCCTGAACAACAAGATGGCCTGCAGATAATGTTAAATTAGAATCATCTCCTTGAATTAAAATTGTATTATTTAAAAACCTTGCTCTTTCATATCTAGATGCTCTTGGTTCTTTATAAAAAATAGGGTTATCTATGTTTGTTTGAAAAACTGGTTCAGCAATTGCAATAATATTATCATACGCTGGTGCATCTAGCGCTGCAGTATATGCTGGTATTGCACTTGCAGCAGATGCAGTATGGTATTGCCAGTTTTCTGTTGATGTAAATCCAAATACTGTTTTACTATCTTTTGCTCCAGCAGATGGGTTTGATCCTGCAGAGAATATTCCAACTTCGCTAATTTCATATCTTTCTTCTGTTGGAAGTTCTGCAGTAAATACTATTTTATCAAGCCCGTCCTCATTTATAAAACCTCTTGAAGATATTGGCACACGTAGCATTTCAAAATCTAAATTAGTTTTAGTTGAGTAATCTGCAGGTGTATCTCCTGAAGATAGCGGGGTACCACCACAGCCAATAGCAATGTATGATGCATATGCTGGAGCCTGCCCAAGCATGTATTTGGCAATAATGCCCTTGCCTATATCGGTTATCATGAAGTAAATCCCTCTATTGTGTCTTCATATATTGTACCATTTGTAACAATTTGAATCTCTACTTGTTCGTCAGCCTCTAACTTAACTAACTCTATTGTTAGATTACCGTTATCTGTATCTATATAAATGTTGCTTCCATTTGATCCGTTACCCTCGTTTGGAATCTTATCTTCTAGTTTAATTGAAAATCCCGCAAAAAATCTATTTGATGTTTGCTGAAGACTAACTATATTATTAGGGTTATATTGTTGCTGAATTGCTGATATATTTTTAATTGGTTGATATGAAATTGGCTGACCATTAATGGTATCAGATCTAGCAATATTAATAAGTTCTTGTCCACCAATGTTTTCAAATAATAAATCTTCCATAACTTCTATTGGTACAGTTTCATCATTAAACAATACAATGTCTGGGGTTGCTGTTTTAACTGGAGGCGCTGGAGGTGTATATGTTATAGCCGATACTGGTGTTATCGGAGTTGCTGTTAAGTTTCCTCCACCACCCCTACCAGTACTAATTCCTTCACTTGGTCCAGTATTTTTTTCTGTGGTACTAGAAGAACCTATTTTTGAAAGTATATCTTTTGCATACTTATCTGTTGCATTATTAAGCCTATCCATTGCTTTAAAAATTTCTTTTTGGTTTGCATCTGGATTTGCTAAAACTTTATCCATATTTGCCATAGCAGAATCAAAGGCTTTTTCTGCCGAATTAGTTGGTGAAGCCTTTATTGACGCTAACGGATTGTACGAATTTTTTCTATCATAGTCACTATCTGCACCCATTTTACACCTCCACTAAATACAATGTCATTTCAGGACCAGAAGTGGTTCTTGAATATTGTATATTATACACAACAAATCTTAAATCATCTGAAGCAACAAGATTTATGTTGTCATTATTTTTGTAATCAATTGTAACAATATCACCAAGTTGTATTGCTGGATTAGGAAAAATATTAACTCCAATAAGTTGTTTTGGTTTCATTATTTTATTAACAATCCAATTCATTAATTCATCTGCATCGTCTTGTGTCTGTATATATGGAGTGTCAAGTGTAAAGTCATTGTTTCCGTATATCATTCTGCTTAGTTTAATTTCATCATATTTTGATTGTTCAACAAGGGGAGAATATACAACAGAAGAACTATCTAACTGTTGATTTAATAAATTACTTCTTTTTCTAAAATATTCATCTACAGTTAATTCGTGAGTTGTATCCTGTGTAAATGTTATACCTTGAATTCTTAAATAGTTTCCAGTAGTTTCATCTAAGTTTAGTGATGTATCTGTTGCATTAAATATTAAAAATTCTGCACCATATGAGTCTGCATAAAATCCAGAACTTACGTATCCTTTTAATCTATTAAGTGTTGGGCTTAATTTAGAATATAATGCTGGATATGCACGATCGTATTTAATATCAAAGTATGCACATTCCCTCATGGTTGTTCCAAACTCTTCAAAATACATATTATACTTTGGTGGTTGCTGAGAACTTATGCCAGATAAATAGGTTGACTTTATAATGCCACTCATTGCATATTTTCTAAATGACTCAGAAGCATTGACCTCTGTTGCACCAAATGCCGATGATAGGTTTTCGCCAACTGTAAACACTGTATTTTGTGAATAGTTTTCTGATAATGCGTAAAAGTTTTCAAACATACATCTTGATGAGCCACGGACAAAAAGAGCAGAGTTGTTATAAACTGGTAGTGGATCTGTATCATCAACAGTTTTAATTAGTTTATTATTTATATAAAGATAGAATCTTCTTATATTTCCAATATCTTCATACTCAACAGCAAGGTCATAGACTGTTGGAGTTTCTTCTGAAACCATGCGATACTGTCCAGTAAATCTACCATCATCAACAACAATTTTTGATAACCCTCCCCAAAGTTTTACTGGAACTGCATTTGTGTTTGAAGAATCTTTTTTAATTTTATAAAAAACAACATTGTTAATTTCAATTGAAGATTGACGATTTGTATTTAATTTTAAATAAGACTCTATATTTTTTTCTGTTAATGCTGCAATTTCAAAATAATAGCCGTTGTTGGTTGTTGGATTGAGTAACATTGCTATTCCACCAGAGCCACCACCAATGCTAACATTTTTATCTGGTGCTGATCCAGTTACTTGATAAAACGTTGTGCTGCCAATTGGCGTTTGTGTTCTGTTTTCATTGTTTTCAATTTTTCCAACTATACGCATTCTTGTTCCAAAATGTTTATATGAATTGTTTAATTCTTTATATACATAAGAAACAAAGTTAATTGGAGTTTCTGTATTCGTAAATGATGGACCATTCATAATAAATGCTGATGACTGAACTGTACCGCTTTGTGTTGATGTTAGTTTATTTACATCTGTTTCTGTTAAAAAAGCAGATGATGAAAAATTCTTAATAATTCCATTTCTAGATGCTTGTCTTGCTTTTGTATTATTAACTCCTGCTGCACCAGTTGTTGTGGCTGGTCTTGTAATATCATCTAACAATGTAGTTGTATATAAATATTCTGCCTTCATATCACAACCACGAACATAATCATTGTTAGACCAATATGATGAAAGTCCAGCAGAATGATTTGCTATTGTTGTTCCAAATTGTGCACGACCATGTTGATATACGCTTCCGTTTTTTAAACGAGTAACTCCATCAACTGTTTCATAATATGGCTCAGTATAAATTCTTATTAATCCAGTTGGATATATTTTTCCATTAAAAGGCAAAGAAGAAAAATAATTTTGATACTCTTGATTGCTAGAAATCCAAACATTTCCAATGCCAGTTACGCTATATTCTGCTGCATCATATTTAACTATTTCACCATTAGCATAAAGAAAACCATTATATCTTGTTAGACCATAAACGTTTTCACCAATATCTATAATGTTATTTGTTATTTGATTATTTACAACCGTTGGCTCTGAGTCTGTTAAGTCTGAATTTAAAGGCATTGCGCCAAGTACATAACTTCCTTGTTTTGAAACTATAGAGTTAATTGTTTTTAAATTATCAGTTCCTGCAACTTCCCATAAAAGAACTGGCTTATAAATCCATGTTTGTTCTTTATCAATCATGTTTGCTTGCTTTACTGATCCATATGATCTTTGTATGTATCTTGTTGTATAATTTATTTTTCCATTATTATAAACTTTTTTATTTTCTGATGTTATTTGAAAAATATTTGGTAGTGTTCCGCTAGTTTGATTTTCTATAATTCCATCTTGTGTTTGATTATTTGTTCCTGATAAAACCATATTGGTACTTCTATCTTCAATAGTTGGAAGTATATAATTTTTACTCATAACAATAAAATTATTATACTCATCAAAAAACATTGCTGTTTGTGTTGAAACTGCTAATTGATTTAAAACTTCTGCAACATTTTGATCTGGAGCAATAAAAAAATACGGAATAATTGGATCATTTTCAGATACAATTCTATTAAATGAATAATTACTAAAACCAATATAGTCAAGAAGCAAACTTATTGCGTAACTTAAAGACACTTGTGTAACAAGCATTCTTGGAGCAGGCATTGACTCTAAGAAAAAATAAAAATCTCTTAATTGAATTTGTAAGGTTGCACCAGTAGTGTCTGCTTGTGGAAATCCTTCAGAGTAAAGGGTTTTTAGTGGAACCCAATAATCAAATCCATCAACATTTAATATTTTTTCATAAAAGTTAAATTTAATGTTTTTGCGAATATATTTTGAAACAATACTTGTTGTGTTATTATCATTAAATGCTTGATCATCATCAAAAAGTGTAATTAAACCAGTTGATGCAAGTAACTGTCCAACTGGCAAAGCAGAGTTTCCTAAATCTGAAAGAATTTTATTTATAGAGTATTCAATTGTTTTATCTGATACATTAACTATTAATCGTGGAGACATTTCAATTAAATCAAAAGTGCAGTCAAATTTATTCATTGTCTCTACAACAATTCTTATTCCCTGAATATACTCAAACTCTCTATACTCTGTTGTGCCATCTGTTGTGTTGGTATATAAAAGTGGTGATGTAAGATCTGTAACAAAACTTGTTTTATTATCAATTTCTTCTGATCCAAGATACCAGCCATAATTTGGAATAAAGGTTTCGTATTCTCCAGTTGCTGAATCCCAAATGTAAAAAACCCCAACACTATTGTTTGTTTCAATTACAAGATATGCATATCCATTTAAAGAAACATTTGGCAACAGTGTTGATGAAGAAAATGTTTCTGCAAAAACAAAAGATTCTTTATATTTATCTGGAACTATAAGACCGTATTGAAGTTCAACGTATCCATCAGAGCCAACTATGACTGATCCGTCTTCACGTAAATCATTTTCTGTAAATGAGTAAGCATCCTGCCATTGATTATTTTTTAAATATTGTATTTTCCATCTAGATGGTGTTGTTCTGTTAGCATCGCCATAGAATGGGTCATTAAAGGCTTCTGAGGCATTTGTAAAGGGTCCAAGGTCAATATCCCCAACGTTTGTCTGCATCTTAACTATAAGTCTGTTTGTTGGCACTTCTTCTTTATATACTACGAATGGTACAGAGTCATCAATATAATAGTTACCGTTTGAAATATTATTTGATATACCTCGCTCAGTACCGTCTTCAGTTCTATATGATGTCCAATATTTAAATTGATCATACTTAGAAGGCATATAATATCTTGGTCGCCTTGCTAAGTTTGCCCCAGAATTTGGAAGATAGTCTCCAGCAAAATATAATGGTTTGTTGATTCCAGACCTTGGCCTAAATGGTTTAATGCAATCTTCTAATGAATATATCATTTTTATTTTTTCATTAGTTGATGTAAAACTTATTGGCGTTCCATTATTTTGATAGCCACCATCTACAACAATGTCTGCATCTGTTGCACCAGTATAATAGTTTCCAGCATCTGCATTATCAAATGATATTGGTAGATTTCTAAGTTGAAGGTCTGATCCAAGAGGTCTGTATCTATAGTTGCCAAGTTTTGCAATATTGTCTGGCATGTTCATATTCCACTCAGCAAGAACTAAAGATTCTGCCTGTACTGTTGCTGATGTTTCTAAATGTGTTTTTAATGCTTCACTAACAAACAATTTAGACCTCTTCCAGATTTACCGAAATATTCCAGAGATCATGATTGTTCCCACCACGCTTTACAACAGAATAACTAAAGTCTGCAAAATATACTTGAATGATTTGATTGTATTGCCCAAGATGATTATATTCATCTACTCCTGAAAAATTATTATGTTTATCATATGCAAGGTACATCCAAAATGGTCCTTGATGATTTTCATACCATTCAAGAATTTCTCCTCCACCTGCACCACCGTCTGATGTGTATTCATTTGTTGTATTAAAATTTGAAGATTTTCCAGTTGTGATGTTAAAGTTTGGATCATCTGCATATGATCTTGATGGAACCATATCCCAAGAAACTGTCATATTAAGTTTATCTGCAATATGATATGAACGCATGCGACCATTAATAGTTCTTTTTCTTTGTTCAATTCTTTGTGGAGCAAAATTCATTTCAGTGCGATTGTGGTCTGTTAAGACAATAAACTGGTCTAATAGATTTGGATCTGTTTCATTGGTATCGGCCCCAACTTCAAATCCAGTTGGAACATATAATCCATTGCTTAGTGTTCCAGCATTTTCTGACCAAAGAATTCCTTGTGGTCTTTGATATCTTTTTCTTCCAGAGATATAAGCGCTTGTAGCCATTATGCTCTTTGTCTCCTAATTCTTTGTGCATCAACTTGTTTAATTTTTGTCATAACGGCATTTGCAATTTCATTTGGATTTGCATTTGATCCATTAACATTAAACCCTAGACTATAATTATACACTGCCGTTGAGTTGTCGCTAACAGATGTTGAAACGCTATTAATAGGGACCTGGCCAGATAATCCAGATCCAATCATTGATGGATATTTTGATTCATTTAACATTGAAAGCAAAGGACCAAATTCTTGAGTTGCTTTTTTATTCATTACAAATTCGCCAGGAGTTAGCATTGCTGGTACGGTATCTGAACCAATTCTTCCACCAACAGCCATATATTTAGGAACCATTCCACCCATGGACATTGGCGTAATCTTTCCACCATACATATTTGTTTTACCCTTTGTTGTAGGGCTTCCACTGGTAGTATAAACTGTATTAATTATATGAGTTGTAGTTACTGTTGTATCAAGTTTTTTAATTGTATTTAAAATCCCTTGTGCTTTATCTTGAGCATTTTTAAGTTCATTTTGATATTCTATTGATTTTACTTTTGCTGAATCAATAGCAAGTTGTATATCTGTGTATTTCTGTCTTTCAAGATCAAGGCTTTGCAATCTTTGATTTAATCCTTCTTGAAGTGGTAATAATTGATTAACTTGAATATTATAATTTGCATCTTGCAATGCTTGTATTTGTTGCATCAATGGAATTTTTGCTTGTTCAAGAGCATATGTTTTTTCGCCAATTTGATAAATTTGTTCTTCAATTTGTTTTCTTGTAAGTCCTTGTGCATTTTTTAAATTATCTATTTCAAATTGACGAGCACTAGAAATTGAATCTGTTGCTCTTTGCTGTGCACCAGCAGCACTTGTTGCTCTAACTTGTTGAATTGCTTTTGCTGCTGCAGAAATATCTCCAACACTCAAAGCACTAGCAATGTCTAGTCTGCCATTTTCTTGATCAATTATTTGTTGGTTAACCTGTTGAATAGCACTTAATGCTTTTTCTTGTGCATCATACTTATCATTAATTCCTTGTGCAGACTTATCCATTAATGATAAATCATGATTTAAGATTGTTGATTGTGCTTCTAGGGCTGCAATCGGACGATCATACTTTATTTCAATTTCACGTTGTTTGGTATCAATTAATTTATTATTTAAATCAATTACTTCCTGTAATTTATCAATTTGTGGTTGGAAAGATCTACGTGCTTCACGTTCAAGAACATCATAATATTCCATGGCCTTATCTGTTTGCATTTGCCAATATCTTGATGGATCTGTTGTAAGCAACATATCTTCTTCTGCTTTTTTTCTTTCTTTAATAGAATTTACAAGTCTTTTATATTCTTCTGTTGTTTTAGCAGCAGCAAGGGCAGCAGCATTATCAGCATTTGTTATTAATTCTAAAGCGTCTGCTGCACTTATTCCAGCAGCAGTTAATTCTCTAAACTTTTGAGATTGTAAAGAAAATTCTTTAGCAAGTTGTTTATTGTTATTTTCAAAATCTCCAAGTATTGCTTCGTTAAAACTTTTAAATAATTTTTCACCATCTTTAGTTAATGTTACAATACCATTTTTAATCTTAATAAATTTCTTTTGTATTGCTGGTTCAAGGCCTCCAATAAAATCAATCAATTCGCCACTGGCACCTAATTTGGCAAGTTGTTGATCTATGCCTTTGAATATTTTAATGTCTCCGCCTGCTTTGAGCATTACTCGTCGCAACTCTTCAAGTCCACCTTGAGCATTTATAGATGCATCACGCACACGCTTTAGTCTAGTTAATAAGTCATCAAGATATGTTGGTCTTTGTCCTGGTCCTGGATTTTCTCCACCTACAGGTGGTGCAATAGTTAAGTCTACTCTTGCATTTGTTACTGTTTGTCCAAGAGCATCTGCATACTTTTGAATTTGAAGTGGCATTGAAAGATTCTTATATTGACTTCCACCAAGTGGTCCAGATTCTTGTTGCCACTTTTTAAAATCTTCACTGCCCTGAATTTTTGCTTGATCCATATTAATAATAGTTGCAACTTCTTGTAGATAAACAGCCTTCTGTGCTTGATTTAATTTATTGAAATAATCTATATCTATTGCACCCATTGCTTTTGGAGGTAAAAAAGTAGTTGCAACAGCAAGATCTAGTTTTCCTTCATTCTTTTTAATTGCGTCAAAAACTCCTTGAAGGGCTGCTTTAGCACCTTTATTTTTGTCATTTAAGTAATAGTCGGCAACAATGCCAACATCAAGAATTCCAGCGCTTTGTCCTAATGCTGCATAAAAATCAATAAACTGCTGGGCTTCTGGTCCTTTTTTTTGTAAATCAAGTTTAGCAATAAAATCAGTAGAAACCTTTGTATTTTGTTTTCCTTCTTTATCAACAAATGCTCCAATGACTTGTGAAACTTGTGCACCAGTTTTACCACCAAACCTAGTCATAATATTAACTACTTTGTCAAACGATTTTTTATCATTCCCTAAAACATTAACTAAAGTAATCATATCTGATGGAGCAATGTTGCCTGCACCCATATTAACAGTCAGCACATATTCATTTTTACCGCTTACACCCTTTAGCAACTCTTGTGCTGCTCCAACAAACTGTTCTTGTCCAGTTCCTTTATATTGTGCTTTTGCACTTTCTTTAGCAGCATTAAGTAATCCTGCCTGAGTATTTCCTTTTGAAGAATTATATGCTGTTAATACTGCTTGATTTGTTTTTAAACTTTGTTTATCTAAAATGTTTCTAGCAGCAATAAGTTTATTTTGCAATTCTTTTACTCTGACAATATTTCCTTCAGCCTCTGCCTGTTTAATTAATTTTTCATAATATTGATCAAGAGATGCTCTCAATTCATTTTGTTGATTAAGTGCTGCTTGCTGACTTGCAACTGCTGCTCCAGTTAATTGACCAACAACTTTTGCTTGTCCCGCAATTGCTTTGACTGCAATAAAACCTCCTGCAAGAGCGCCTGCTGCAGCGCCCACAACTGCTCCAATTGCATTTCCAATACCTGGAACAACAGTTCCTGCTGCTGCACCTACTCCTGCTCCTGCAGCAACCATTCCTCCAATTCCAACATTTTTATTCATTGATCCAAGACCCATATTTGATAACTTAATTCCTCCAGCATCTTGTGCTGCTTTTGATGTCTTTCCAACTTGTTTTGTTGATTCTTGAATTAATTGAAGTCTAACCTTAAGTGGTGTTTTTAATAAATTATTTCCATCTGGCCCCATTAATGAATCTAGTTGTGCAGCCACTGTTAGTCCAAGAGGTAAATCTCCAAGTTCTTGTGCAACATTTACTGCAAGACTTCTTGCTTGTTCTACTGAAAATAATCCAGAAGCAACGCCTGTTGATAGTTGTGAAAGAAGTTGTTGTTGTGCACCCTGTCTTCCACCAGCATTTTTATCTGTAATGGTTTTTGTAAGTGCAGAAACTATTGATTTTCCTTGTTCTCCTTGAACAAAAGCAGATCCAAAAGTTGTTTTTCCTGCTTGCACTGAGAATGGACTAAATTGTTTATTTCTCTTATAGTCTGCAAGTTCTTGTGCTGAAACTTTTCCAGCAAATTTAGCAAGACCTTCTAGTGCTTGTTTAGTTGAAGATATCTGTGTACCTAAATCAAGGGCTTCATAATTTGCTTTATTAAATGTGTCTCTAATAGATTTAGTTGCTAAGTAGAATGATCCAAGCATTGCTGTTGCAACAATAAGAGTACTCTTCATAGGAGTTAAAGCCATACTTGATTTTGTAAGATTTTGGGTAAGCATTGAAATACCCTGGATTGCAAAAATCAAAGGTAAAATTTTTTGAGCAATTTCCCCAAGTTTTCCACCAGTAAAGGATGCACCAATTGCTAGTGCTCCAAGTGCACCAGATACTTGTGCTGCTTTTTGTCCATAAACCTTTTGTTCTTTTGTGCTCTGTGTAACCTGTTTTGTTTCTTTTTCAAGTGCTGCAGTATTTGCTTTTCTTGCTTCTTCTGCTAATTTGAGATTTTTTTCTATTAATGCTCTTGGACCAATGGCGGTTGTTTGAGACATTGGAACGCCTACTCCAGAAGATATTTTCCCATCTGGCCCTATAGTAAGACCACTATCTGCTCCAGCCATCCATTTAATACCACGATATCTTGAAGGAATAATAGACTCATTTGGCTTTAATGTAACAACTCTATTATCTTTAGCACTTTTTGTTCTTACATTTTTAGGTTTTGGTTTACTGTTTTTATCTGTAATTGGGATATATTTTCCATTAGCATCTTTAATATATTCGCCTTTTTGTGCTGCAACTTGTTCTGCTTTTTTGCTTTGAGTTGGTTTTTCAGTAATGTCTGTTCTTGCTCCACCAGCACCCTTACCTAGGGAAACTCTATTTCCATTGTCATCAATATAGTGTAAACCACTTATTTTAGTGTTACCATTTGATCCAGTTCTTGTTACAATGTAGTGTGCTTTTTCTGGAAAACGATAACTTCCTCTTCCAATTGCTTCTGAAACTTTTTGTCCATTTGGTAATATTTCATCACCATTAATAACTTTAATTGGATAGTTTGGAGCACCACCATTTGCAATAGCCTTTTCTAACAGTTGCTGTGCACTCTTTGGTGTGCTTCCTAATCCTGGACCAATAGTATATCCAGATACACTTTGATACTTTTGCAACATTTTTTGATATGCTGATGTTTGTTTTACTTCAGGTGGTAAATTCTTAAATGCATCTTCTATCATTGAATCTGTAATTCTTAATTCAGTTCTTGGTCTACCGCCTGCATTGATAGTTCTTTTTTGAAGTTTTGTTAATATTGCATCATCTATAACTGCTGCTTCTGCTGCAGAAAAACCACTTGCAGCCCATTTTCCAGGACCTCTTGATATCCACTCTTTTTCAAACTGTGAAAAACTAATGCCATTTCTATTGGCTAATCCTCTATTTAAACTGCCAGAAAATGAAAAACCTAGTGAGTGTCTTGTATTTGATGAAGTTTCTTTTCCAGTAGACTTTAAAAACCTCTTATAAAATTCAAGTCTGTTTCTATCATTAGAAGTTAAATTTTGATTTTCAAGTAATTTATCAATATCCATTTTGCTTGATTGACCAACATGCGTAAATTGATCACCAGCATCTGGAGTTCCTGTTCCAAACTTTTTAAGTTTACCTGAGAATAATGCAGAAAGAAGTGATCTGCCTTCTGTACTTTGTGCAATCTTTTTTGGAATAACTGCTTCTCCAGGCATAAGCATTGCTGGAACGCTGTCTTTATTTCCTGTTCCTGGAACATATTCAATGCCTGATGCAAGTCCTTTAGGTGGTTTTCCAGTTTTTCCTGGCATCATCATTCCAGGATTTACTCTTGCAAAATTTGCTGCTGCTGCCGTTGCTTGTAAATATGCATTTCTTAATAATGTAACTGCTTCTGTTTCTAATGCAAATTGTTGTGTTAGTCTATTATGTGCTTGATTTAAAGATGCTGCAACCGTTGCTGCTTCTATTTGTGCAGAATTCATATATGTTGTTTGTTCTGCAAGTGCTGTTGAACTTCCACCTAATTTAGAAAAACCAATTCTCATTGTTAAAAATAATTTAAGAATATTTGCTGCGCCATTGGCAAGAAGACCAAATGTCATAAGCAATGCTGGTCCAACAATTCCAGCAAGGGTTGTTAATATAACAAGGAATTTTTTAGTTCCATCTCCAAGATTATTAAAACTTTCAAATATTTTTGAAATGCCTTTAATAATTGGTGTTACTGCTTGTAAAAATGTTTTTCCTATTGGTGCTATTGATAATTTAAGATCTTGCATAGATGCTTTAAAATTAGTTCCAACAGCATCTTCTACCGTTTTTAGTTCTCGTTCTGCAAGAATTGCTAGTTCTTCAATTGAAGATTGTGTTAATCCTAAAACACGATTAGCCTGTGTTCCATCTTTTGTTATATTTTGAAAAAGTGTTGATAAACGAGCAAATTGGAATTTTCCAAATAATTGTTCAATTGCTCTTGATCTTTCAAGTGGGGCTAATGTATCTAATGCTTGTGCAAATCCTACAACTGTTGCTTTTAAGTTTCCAGCATTTCCTTCAACAATTCCTTTTATATTTATACCCATTCCTTGAAGCATTTCTGATGTTTTTTTAGTTGGGTTAATTAATGATGCAAGACCAGATTTAAGTGCGTTAGCACCTTCTGATGCATTGATTCCACCTTCCTTCATTGCAGTCATAAAAAATGCAAGATCTTCTACAGATCCACCTAGTTGCTTTACAACTGGTCCAGCCTTTGGAATGGCAATAGTTAAATCTTCAATAGATAAAACAGTTTGGTTTTCAACTGAGTTAAGAAAGTTAATTTTAGATGCAAGATCTTCTGCTGCAATGCCAAAAGCGTTTGTTAAAGATGTTGTAGTTTCAAGTGCTTGACTTTGCTCAACATTACCTAAAATTGCAAGCCTTGTTGCTTCAGCAACCTGTGCCGTTAATTCTGCACCAGTTTTACCCATAGCAGCAGCCTCTGAAGCCATTCTCATGGTATCTACAACTGCAACACCATACTTAGTAAATGACTCAGCAAGTTTTTGAATATCGTCTAATGCTTTTTGTGTTTCTCCAGTAGCAGTAAACATGTCACCATAAACACGTTTAAACTTAATTGCTTGTGCTTCAAGATCCATAAATGTTTTGGCTGCAGCAGTACCAAAATATGCAAGTGGTACGCTAAAACCAACCATTAATTGACGACCAGCCCATTGTGTATTTTTACCAAAATTTAAAAGATTTGTAGATCCTTGTTTAACCAGTTGATTAAACATTGCTTGTTTTTGTGCTGCTAAGGCCGTTTGTGTAGCCATATCTTTCATATTAAGATCTTTTGGCATTATTGCAATTGCTTGCATTGCTCCGTTGGCATCTCTGCCCATCTTGATATACTGTGTCTGCATTTTCTTGACACGTTCTTCGGCTACCCTGCCAATTGTGTCAAATTCAGTTCTGAATACTTTTCCAAATGTTTTTGTTGCACCACCTGCATAACGGAAATACTCACGCATTGAAAGTTTATTGTTTTCAAGTGCGTGAGTAAATGATTCCGTTGATGTTCTTACATAGCCCATCTGGGCTGTAAATTTACCTGTTGCATTAATTGAGTTTAATAGATTAGTCTGTAAACCCTTTTGAGCAAGTTGTGCTGCTGCACTGCCTTTTGCAACATTGGAATAAAAAAGTGCTAACTGTTTTTGTAAGGCTTTAAGTTCTGCTAACGCTGCTGACGTATCAATATGTACGCCAATATTGGCATTAACATCACTCATTTAGTTTTACACCTCTTTTTAGTTATTAATTATTTGATGCAAGCACTGTATTTAGTAGTGCATTTGCATCTGTAAGTTTAACTCCAGATGCTGCTTCAATAATTTCATAAACTGTTGGAAGGTCTAAAATTTCCTCCAGTTTTTTAATGTCTTCAGCAATTTCAGGCTTATATTGTTCCATAGCAATTTGAACACATTCTAGAAGCAATGTCATTGATTTTTCATTGTCTTCTGCCACTGCTGCTACACCTTCAAACTTTTTCATAAATGGACGAAGCAAAGAAATCTTAAGTGGGCGCACTTTGATTTTTGTTCCATCCATTAAAGTCAGTTCTGACCCCTCATGTACTGTTGTTGCCATTGATTTTCCTCCTATATAGGCTAAGTTAATTATAGCATAAAAACATTATTTTCTAAGGTCTTCATAATCAATACCCATTCCAATTCCAAACCCTGCTTGCCTTGCATTCTGACCTTGAAGTGCTAATATATCATTGCTGTCATTTGTTGCACCTTGACTAAATACTCTTGCCTTCATATCTTCCCATTCTTTTTGTCCCTTCTCAGATCCAGACTGTTTATCTAAATCTACTCCCTGTATTGCTGCAAGAAATTTTTTTTCTTCATAGTCAAGTTCTCTACGGCTTGAAATGGTTGCCATTAATTCTGGCATTGATAAAGATTCTTCAAGTTCTTTATAATCCTTCCAGATACCAAGCAAAAAAGCCTCAGACTCTATTTTTGCAAGATCCAGGTCTGACCATGTTGCTCCACTATCTGTTGCTTGATCTTTTACAGTTTCTTCTGATTTTTGATTAATCTTAATTCCAGCAGACACATCTAGTATTTTATAAATTGTTGGCATATCAAAACTATCTTCTACTGCTTCTTTTGTTTTTGATATTTCTGGATAGTATTGTTTCATTGCTATTCTTACGCATTCAACTAAACTTTCTATGGCTTCGTCATCATTTTTTGTTAATTTAACATCTTCAAATGCCTCCATAAATTCACGTAAATATTTTATTTTTAATGGAGTTATCTCTAATTCTGAACCATCAATTAGATTTATTATTTTGCTTTGATATACAGTTGTTGCCATAATCTTTCTATTCTACCATAGGCAAAACAAAAAACCCACCTCGTTAGAGATGGGCTTTAAGTTAATCTAAATCTAGATTATGACTGGCCCCAAGTACGATCTACGATCTTACCGTAAGAACCTGATACATCTTCAGGAAGAAGACGGAATGAAACTTCAAACATTGATGGCTCATCACGCTTAGCGGATACAGTTACGTTCTCAATTGATAGAGCACGGTAGGCTGTATAAACACGCTCAACGGTGTCAGATGCATCGCAATCTCCAGTTCCTGGACCAACAGCAACGATTCCTCGTTCTACTGGACATTCTCCAAGTTCACCTGCAGATAGGTTAAGAACCTGACCTGTAGATGCTGCCTTGTTTCCTGTAAGTTGTGTGTCTTTGAATGCTAGTGCAAGAAGCAAGTTTTCTAATGTTGCTTCAGCAAAAGCGGTAGCAAGATTAACTTGCATACCTTGCTTATATAGTTTTGCAACGTCAAGAATCTGATCAACTGCAACCTCACCGAAATCAGGTTGGAATTGTAGTTCAAGACCGTTCATTGTGTAACCTACGTTAGTATAGGCTGCATCCGCTGAAAGCGTAGTCTTGAAAGACTCGCTTGAATCAAAACCTTCCAGTGTTCCTGGAGTAAGTGTTGTGTCTGCAACGAATAGTGCTGCTGCACCAACGATAATGTTATTTGACGTACCACGGCTATATGGCATATTGGTTCACCTCTTTCATAAAGTATTATTAAGTTGTTTGGCGTGTTTCCTCAAGACTAATTATACAACCTTTTATGTATATCTAGAATCTGGCTCAGTCTTAATATGATAGTCATATTCAACAATAATCTTGTTTACAAATAGGGTTCTAGCCGAAGCAAGTTCTGCTACGTCTCTACTTTCGTCTGCCTGATATACCCTGGTATTATGGAAGAAAATGTTATATGGAATTACGCTTTCCTGGGAATTTAAAATGGGGTTATTTGCTGCCCATGAGTTAATGTCTTGAGCAGATGAATCTTCACGATCCAGGGCATTTGATATTACACGAATAGAGTCTATGAGTTTTCCAACATCTGTAGAATATAAGAAATAGATTAACTGCTCTCTCTTACGAGCATAGAATGGTGTTGGTCTAAACCTCATAAGTCTGTCATATACAACTAGCAGCGGACTCTCTGTCTGTCTAATTATAATGCTATCGTTATATAGGTCTTCAATATTTGTTGGAAACTGGGCTGGAACCATTGGACTTGGATTAACTAAGTCTGCATCTGCAATTAAATTATAGTGAGCCAACTCCGAAAGAATATAACCATTCAAAAATGTTGGTGGAAATCCAGTGTCTGTTAATATAGTCATAGGTCTATTCTACTCCAATTGTTGCATTGGCAATCCATTTAAATCCAGTTTCAATACCTTTGCTTCTTCCCATTCTTGATCCAGATTTTAGATTCTTTTTATATAATGTTGGTTTTTTAATATATTCATAAAGTCCAGAAGATTTAATAAATGATTGTTTAAAATATCTTAAAATGAATTCATCAACTGTTGACTCAAAACTTCCATAAACTTGATCCCCACCTGGGTTATCAACTACTATTGGCTTTCTTGTAAAAATTTCTCCGTTTGGTCCATTAAATTTTAATACTTGTGATTTTGTTGGGGAAATCGTTACTGGAATTCCATCTTCCATTATTTTTGCTTTATTATAAAAAGGAACTGTCATGTTCTCTGAAATTGTTCTTGATTGTCTAAACTTAGAATTTAAAGACAGTCCAAGATTACTAACTGTGTAATTCAAATCAAATAATCTTGAACTTGGACTTCCAGTTTGATTCCACTCATATATATGATGTAGTGCTTTTGGGTTTGATCGTGCTTGAACATCTATATATTGTGATAGTGCTTGAATGACACCAACACCAAGTTTATCCAAAAATACTCTTTTACCTTTTTGTATGCCATCTAAGAAACCAAATGAATAGTTAACTATATTGTTCATCTGCATTTCAAAACTTTTAGAGTTCATTGTGACTATCATTAGTCGCCTACCGTTTGATTCTCAGTTCTACGCCATAACATTTTGTAATATTCTACTGAGCCAAATGGTCCAGTAAATGGTTCTACTGTTGCTACTTCATAAATGGTTCCTCTACCAGACCTTGGGCCAGCAGTTTCTCTATATATAACAACGTCTCCAGCATCCCTAATGTTGGTAACTAAAATATTAGTAATTGCATTATTTGCATTATTTGATGATACTCTTGGGTCATTTTTTGTTCTTACAATAAGTTTATTCTCATATTGTAGAAATGCTTCTGGCTTAATATCTTCATTGCCTAAACCGCCTACTGGTGTAGCATTACATATAATTGTTCTATCATATACCCAGTCTTTTTTAGGTTGTCCATAATCACCTTGTTGAAGGATTGGAAAGTATATATCTGCCTTCATTGGAAACATGAATTCTGTAGTTTCGCATACAGTCATTACAACACTCCAGGACGAACAATATTATTAACATATTTAGACAAAATCTTGTCTACAATAATATTTCCAGTACCCTCAATCATTCTCTTATCGTACTCAATCTTAAATTGATCAGTGCTGTAGTTCTTTACATATCTCTTATAATAATCTAATTTGCCACATTTAATATCGTTAATTAGTAGCATGGTTGCATCTTGAATATCAATCGGAACAACCTTGTATCCAGTTTCTAGCAAGAAAATATAATCTGTTCCTTGCCTAAAGCCTACACCAGGTGTAATTGTCTGTGTGTTTCCACTATCTTCTGTATCAAAAAGTGCGTATGAGTCAGATACTGCTAAAGGAATTCTTGATGGGCGTCTTTCTGCTCTATTTAATGAGTCTGTTGCTTGAACAGGATCTTTTGTAATTGCTGTTTTATCTTTTGTGATAATATAATTAAAGTCTCCAAGTGCTGGACCATCTGCGTCACTTGTATCATATACTAATTCTGCATTTTCATATGCCTTTAAAATTTTATGTGTTCTATCCCAAAGAGGAATATAGTCTGTTTCTTGTCCTACAACTTCTAGGTAATTACGTCTATAATAAAATCCATTAACTATTGTATCAATAATTGCCCTAGCCAAAGATTCGTGTTGTTTGTATTCTGCTATTTCTGTTGCTGTTGTTCCTAAAGTATTTGGATCAACATATGGACGTTCAATCTGTAAATTGTCTTCAATAACAATATCTCCACGTTCACCATCAATGTCTTCATATACTGTTATAGAATAAGACTTATCATATTTTACAAAGTCCCCAGACAGGGTATATGTTATGGTTCCTTCTGATGAAGATGTTTGTCCAGACTCTCCACTGACAAACACTTCAAGTTCTGTTTGCTCTGGTACGTCTTCAATAACAAGTATGTAATCTGCTGACTCATCTGGAACTGTATAGGTTACAGAAAGCGGGTATGGTGGAATGCGAAGAATGACTGACATTATTATTTACCGTAGTATGAGGCTACTTCTTCAGGCTGTGCAATTCTGACTGCCTTACGAGTAATCCACTTTTCCGATGCCTCCTTTGAGACGATGTTATATCCCACTTTTACTTCTCCAACCCCATCCCAATAGATGTTTCTATCTGAATAAAGTGCTACCTTTTCAACTGGTGCTTTTTGTTCTGTAACGACTTCTGTTTGTCCGTTTGGAATAAAACTTGCAATTACTTCTAAAATTTCTAATTTAGTAGATACCCCAAATAGATCAATGTTATTTTTCTTAGCATAAGATTTTAGTTCCATTACGGTCTTTTTTGCTAATTCTTCAATTGTCATATAATCTCCCATACTCATTTGTAATTATACCAGAATATGACTAAGGGAGGACAGAAATTAATCCATCCTCCCTCAATCTGGGTGGTCAATGATTACGAATCAGTTGCATCTGCATCTGCATAAGATACAGCGTCTAGTTCTTCCCATTGAATACCAAAACGGACGAATACTGTGTATTCAATTGTGTCCTTCTTTGGCTTGTATTCACGGTTTACAGTGATGTCTCTCTGGAATCCCCATACACGGTTTGCTGGGAATGTGAGATCTACATAACCTGCAGGGTAGTAAGGAACTTCAAGAACATCTACACCTAGTACACGAGTTGTGCGTGAGTTACCAAGTGTTTGTGCATTTCCATCAAGGTAATCTTGACGGTTTGCTGGTGTTCCTGCTGTACGAGTAGCGAATGCTTCTGCTACTGCATCTGCAAGTGTACCGTTATTCTTAACGATACCTTGGAATGCATCTGTACCTGCATAGAACTTAAGATTGCTCTTAATTGCACGATACTTACGTGGCATGGCCAAGATAATGCTTTGCATTGTGGCTGTTGTCCACTCGTTGTTTGCTACAGTAACTGCTGCTTCGTGAGCATCATTTGCTGCAACTTGGTTTACCTGAGCAACGAAGCCAGGCATAATTGAAAGGAATGCGTCTGCGCCAGTTCCAGTTCCATTAATCGCAAGATCTTCAATATCGTTAGCGAAAGCATTTGTCATCAAGCGAACTAGATGATCTTCAAGTGCTGCACCTTCAATATTGTCTTCTAGTGATTCTGTAGAAACTTCCCAGTCCAAACGAATCTTCTTTGTTGTGAGTTCTACCTTAGAAAATGTAGCACCAACGTTTGTGTAGTCTGGTGCACCCTGTGCTGCTGCACGGATAACACGCTCTCCAACGTTGACTTTGTCAATTTCCATTGTATTTGCTCGCATAGTGACCTTACGGCCATCTTTGGCGAGAACAGTTGCATCCCACACGTAATCAATAAAACGACGTGCTTGCTCAGGTGCTAGAATACCACCAGAGACTCCTGTAGGATTTACGGCATTTGCTCCTGTTGTAGAACCAAATGCTGCTGTTGCTGTGTTACCAAGCGCTGCTGCTGGACTTACGTTACCGTCAGCATTACGTCCTGTTGCACCACCAACATCACCAGATACTAATGCGCCTTGGGAGTTAAGTTCTGCTCCTGAGCCACCTGAACCTGGATAGTTTTTTTCTATATTTGTATTTTGTTCCGACATATTGTTCACCTCCTAGTGATATATACCTTAGTTAAATAGGTCGGTATTTGTGAGGAAACGACCGCCCCATAGGGATTTTTGAACCACTTGTGGTGATTCCTGTACGATCTCGCCTAGATCGCCAGACTTGCGGAAAGCGGTGTCTTGTTCTACAAGATCTACTCGCTTGCCAAACTCGTTAAAGTTGTTCTTGATTCCATTAACATCAGATGTTACCGATTCAAGAGATTTTGTTACTGCTGTTA